CGGATATGGACTTAGTAACATAGAAAGTATTTTGTTAGCTGTTCAAGCATCTTTGAATGCCGATATGTATAACTCTAAAGCATTTTCTGATGATAATATACCTCCAGGTATATTAGATTTAGGTGACATATCACAAGAAGAAGCTGAAAGATTCCAAATGTTATGGGACGCTACGGTTGTTGGTAGTACTCGTAAATTAAAGATGGTTTGGGGTAGTGGTAATGGTAAAAAATATACACCATTTCAAGCAAATAATAAAGACATGCAATTTGTTGAATATATTGATTGGTTATCAAGATTAAAATTAGCCGTGTATGGACTAACTCCATTAGATGCAAATATTACACAGGATATTAATAAATCAGTCGCAGCCGCTCAACGTAGTATTTCACAATCTCGTGGTGTTAGAAATATTAAAAAATTACTTGAAGAATATCTTTATAGAAATTTATTAATATCAATGGGTGGTAAGGATTTAGATTTTAAGTTTGAGGTAAATTCAACAATGGAAGAAAAGAAAACACAAGCAGAGATAGATAAAATATATATAGAAACAGGTGTTATTACTCCTAATCAAGTAGCTGAACGAGAAGGATTCGATTTTAGTAATACAAAGGTTGATGATTATCAAGAACCGACTGTAATTGATACACAAGATCCATCAAAAAGAAAAGGTAAATATTTTAAACCTTTATATAATTAATGTATGTTTAAAGATTTAAGAGATTATCAAGATATGCAGAGAATAATAAATACAGCATTGCAGTTACAGTGGAATGATTTATTAAAATCTGGTATTATTGATGATATTTATAAAAATCAAGATAGTTTTTACAGAATAGAAGGTAATAAAAAAACTCTTTTAATAGGTTTATTGTTATTGTTTATAAAAGATAAAATAAAAGATAAATTTAAGCCAATAATGGATTATAATAATCTAAGAGGAGAGTTTAAAAATTACCTTAAAAGAATGTCTAATAAGGGTGGTCAAAGTATCGTAGATAAAATAACTAATTTAAGATTCAGATTATCTAATAAAGAATACATAGATAAAATTGAAACAAGAGTAAATGAATTAGAAAAAGGATTAGACAAAACAACAATAACAAGATTTTCTAATCAAGTTGTAAATGCTGTTAGGCAAGAAGATAATAGAATAGATATTTTTGATAATGTAATGTTACGTGGTAATGAAATTGTAGAAAATAGATCTAAGGTAATAATAGGAGTAGAAACTTGGGCTATATATAACTACATGAGACAAGAAACAGCTAACAGGAATGGTTGTATATCTAAAACATGGCAATCTAGCGGAGTACCTAATATGTGTCCATTTTGTGCAAGTTTAGATGGTACTAGATTACCAATAGATAAATTATTTGAAGCAGGTGACTTTGCTGTAATGCAACCACCAGCACATAGTAGTTGTCAATGTGGGGTATACTATGAAATGAATAATTTATGTAGTAATTATGATTATATATCTAAAAAGAATTATATTTTTTATTCAAGTGATGATAATGAAAATCTTAAATGTGTTAATCCAAATGCAGTTTGGGCTGGAGGAGAAAGTCTAGTCGGTGATGATAAAAATATAGGAAATTATTACGATAAAATAAAAGGCTTAAAAGGTGCAATAAGAGATGAGATGTTATATGTCGCTAGTGAGGAATTAAGTAAAGATGGTTTTATTCAATTAAATTTAATTTTAAAATAAAGTTATGATAAAAATGAATGAGTATAGATGTTATAATTGTAATAACACTTTATGTAAAGCAACAGAAGATTTAGACATAGAAGTAATTTGTTCAAAATGTAGACGTATTAACTATCCAGCAAGAAATAAGGATATTTCAGGATTAAGAGGTCAAAATTTTAATTCAAAATGTATCAATCATCAATGTCCACAATGTAAAAGGTTATTATTAAAAACAATAGGTTATGGTTATATTGAATTAAAATGTTGTGCTAAACATTGTAATTGGACTGGAACTCAGAATACATTAGAGATCAGAAGAAAAATATCTAATTTAACAAAAGTTGCCATGGATAAAATTAGATTAAAAATGGAAACTTATATTATAGAAAAACCTATTACAAAAAAACCAAAAGTTAAAGAAGATCCAAAAATTACAAAAGAGTTTAAAGCAGAAATTAATTTAGATGAACCAGAAGGGAAAGTATTTTCAGAAGAAAAGGAAGAGTATGTACAGAAAGATATAATTGAAGATGTAGTAATAGAAAGACCAGAGATTATGTTAAAAGAAACAGAGGCTATAGAAGAAACAACAGAATCAGTAGAAAATAAAGAAAAAAAAGACAATAACAAGCCTGTGGATAAAAAAGATAAAAATAAAAAATAATACTAATGTTAGCTAATTATTGTTAGTATTGCCATATATCAAATAAAATGGTATATTTAACTCAAATAATTGTTTCACATATAGGAACATTTATTCAGGCAAAAACAGCCGTAGAGTTCCCCGAGGGGGCCGTAATGTTTGTATAACAATACGGTTCTTTTGTTTGTCAAATTTTTGTGTGTAAGTTTTATTGACAAAGCTTTAAGTGATTATCATAAGTAATTACATGTCAAATAATTATTAAAATAAGTAAATGTTTAAAGTTCTAGTACCAATTACCAAAGCGGTTACAAATAAGGATAAATTATTAATTGAAGGTATTGCTTCTGGTACTATTATTGACTTTGATTCTGAAAGATTTACCAGTGAGGCAATAAAACAAATGGAAGAATCTGTCAATAAAGGTAATATACCAATTAGGGTTGAACACGCTAATAAGTTTTATACTGATATTGGTGTATGGAAATCAGCTAAAATTAATGAAGACAATCAATTAATAGTTAAAGGTGAAGTAAACACCAAATTATCTTTAGGTAATGATTTAAAAATCAAATTACTTGAAGAAAAACAACCTATAGCGTTGTCCGTTGGTGGAACTATATTAAAAATAGTTAATGAGTTTTGTGCTGATTTAAACAGAAACATTACAGTGTTTAAGGAGGTCATTCTTGACGAAATTTCTATTGTTAAGAATCCAGCATATCCAGATGCTATTTTGAGTATAAGTAAATCAGTAAACAATAAAAAAACAACTAATAATACTGTAATGAAAAAAGTTAGTTGTGAAGAGTTTGAAAGACTCATTAAAGGTGAAACTGATTTATCTAAAAAGTATCAAGGAATTGATGCTAAATATTTAGAAATAATGGAAAAATCATATTCTTATATAGTAAATAGGAAAGGTGAAATTCCAGAAGTTGATGGTAAGCAATTAGATTATGTCACTTTGAAAAAGTGTGCAGCATCTTTTAAAATACTAAATAATAAATTAAAATCTGACACTATGGATCATAAAAAAATAAAAAAAGAAGTTACTCCTACCGAAGCTGTAGAAGTAAAAGAAGTAGCAGAAGTTGTTGCTCCCGTAGAAGTAGCAGAAGTTGTTGCTCCCGCAAAAGTAGCAGAAGTAGCAGAAGTTGTTGCTCCTGTAGAAGTTATTGCTCCTGTAGAAGTTGTTGCTCCTGTAGAAGTTGTTGCTCCTGTAGAAGTTGTTGCTCCTGTAGAAGTTGTTGCTCCTGTAGAAGTAGCAGAAGTTATTGAAGAAAGTGCTGTTGAAAAACTAAAAAAGAGTTTAGAAAAGAAAGAAGAAGTTAAAGAAGAAGAAGATGTAGTTAAATCAATTACTGAATTAAAGACATCTATAAGTTCTCTTGGGGAACAAGTTGAAACAAAAATAATGAAAAATGTTGATGGTTCTTTATCAAAGATGATAGACAACTTAGACGTTATCGCTAAAAGTGTTATTAAAGGAGCAGAAAAATCAACATTAATGGAAAAAGGTTTTATTGATATGAAAAAAAATCAAGATGAACTTATGAAAATTGTTGATACATTAGCAGATGTATCAATAGGTAGAAAATCACAAGCGACTTATTCTGTTATAAATAAAGCAGAAAAAGGTGAAACTAAAGAAGAAAAAGTTAACGCATTAGTAGATAAAGGTATGTTACTTGCTGAAGCTTTGGCTACTGTTAAAAAACAAGAATCTAATTAATAATTAAATTAAAAGAAATGGATAACTTAAATAATGTTTTAGATAAATTAGAAAAAGCAATCAATACCACAACTGGTGCTAATTTGATTAGAGAAAATTTATCAGGCTATATCGATAGATTAGCTTTTAAACAAACTCCAATTCGTGATCGATTAATGAGAAAAGTTGGTTCTGGTGCAGCTGCTACATGGAGAGTTGCAACAGCTATTGGTACTGGAAATTCAGCGTTTGCCGAAGGTGCTAAACCGAACGAAGATGATGCTAGTTATGCTCCAAGAAGTGCTATTTATAAGGAATTAGGTAAAACTAAAACTATTACAGATAAGCAAATCGCAGCTGGTGCTAACTTTATTGACCAAGAAGCAGAACAAACACAAAATGGAATGCACGAAATAGTACAAGATGAAGAAGTTTATATTATCAATGGTAATGCTACATCTTCACCATTACAGTTTAATGGTTTAGATACATATATTACAACTAATATTGATGATGATAATAATGACGCTTTAGGATTTAGAACAGAATTATTAGATAACGCTGTTCAAACTTTAATTGATAATTATGGTGTTATTCCAACTGCAATTTATTGTTCATTTGGAATGAAAAAAGCTATTAATCAATTTTTAAATGGTAATCAACGTATTGATATTACTAATAGTAATACACCTACAATGGGTATTGATATTGTTAACTATCAATCAGTAAATGGTAAATTACCTATTATAGCTACAACTGCTATTGCTAACGATTCAACTACTTATACTGGTAATGTTGTTGGTGACATTTATGTTGTAACTGAACAATCAGGTGGACAATCTGTGTTATACATGGAAGATTTATATCCAATGAGTAAAATTCCATTAGGAAGAGTTGGTGCTGGTATTTCATTTATGATTACTGAAGCAACTGTTTTAGTATGTCGAGCAGAAGAAATGATGGTAAAAGTTGCAAATGTACGTATTTCATAATTGATAACTTAAATAATTAAATTTAAACAAATGAATAATGTTGAAAAACCATTATCCAATATGCTTCCTCTTGATGGTTATCAAGTTGATTCTCAATCTAAAGGACATTCAAATACTGATGTTATTTTAAATGTAGCTGTTAGTACAGCTACAACAATAAAAGCAGCTGTAACATTAAAGACAGCTGTTCAAGAAATAACAACTAGTATTACAAGCCCTACTACTTATAGAGCTTTATCTGTAACTGGTAATCAGGCTACCGCTGTTGGTAATGTTGTTATTTTAGGTAGAGATTGGGCTGGACGTACCATACAGGAAACAATTATTGCATCTGGAACTGTTACTGTAGATGGTGATAAACCATTTAAAGAAGTAAATAAAATAACTTTTCCTGTTTTGGGAGTTGCTGGTGATACTATCTCAGTTGGTATGAATGATAAACTTGGTTTTATTAGACCATTGTTAGATAGTGATTCAGATAACTTTATCCAAATAGAACGAAAAACATCTGGATTAAGTGCTTATGCTACTGAAACTGATCCAACTATAGATACAGACAATAATACTTATTTACCTGCTAGTGGAATTACGGATGGTGATACTTTCAAACCTCACTATTTTACTAAAATCTGGTAATAATTTTATTTTAACCTTACTTATAAAATATTGTAGGTAAGGTTATAAACAATGTTATTATATTTAATTTAAAAAAATATGTCTGTTAAAGGATTTTCAAACGATCACATAAAACAATTAGTTAGAGACGTAAATGATCCAATGGTAAAACAATATTTTGAGTATGATTCAGAGGCTGATGTTGTTAGTATCTATCGTGTACAGGCAGGTGCAGTAAACAATGAAGCTTGTTTACAACAACGATTAGAATATGCAACCGTAAGTGGTTCTAAATTTATAAGAAAAATAGATTGGATAAATGCTAATTGGTCATCTGCATGGGACATCTAATATAGATTAATTAGGTAAGGTTAAAATAATATGTCAATAATATTATTAAATAAATATAGTAATCCAGGTCCAATACCTCAGACTACTGATGATTTGCCTGAAGGAAGTAGTAATTTATACTTTACTGACGAGAGGTCACAAGATGCGGTAGGGACTATTTTAGTTAATAGTTCCTCTGTAAGTTTGACCTATAATGATGGTGTGCCTAGTATTACAGCTACAGTTATTAATTCGGGCGTAGACCATAACCAACTATTAAACTATGACGCTAATAGACACTTTTTAGAGAGCGATATCTCACATTTAAATATTCAGGATATAGGGACTAACACACATGGGCAAATAGATACCCATATTGCTGATGCTACGATACATTTTACTGAGGGTAGTATATCCCATCTTAATATAGGCGATATTGGAACTAACACGCATGGACAAATAGATACTCATATTTCGGATAGTACAATTCATTTTACGGAAGGCAGTATATCCCATCTAAATATACAAGATATAGGTACAAATAGTCATACTACTATTGACACTCATATTTTGGACGCTACTATTCATTTTACTGAAGCTTCAATAGACCACACAGCGATTTTAAATATAGGGACAAATAGTCATTCAAGTATAGATACACATATTTCTGATGCGACGATTCATTTTACGGTTGCAAGCATCGACCATGGACTTTTACTAGGGTTATCAGACGATGACCATACTCAATATCATAATGATTCAAGAGCTTTAACTTGGCTAGGAACAAGGAGTACTTCTGATCTTCCAGAAGGTACTAACTTATATTATACAGATGCTAGAGCGATTGCGGATCTAGTTCCCCATACTTCGGATACTTCAATTCATTTCACTGTTGGTAGTATTGATCACGGTTCAATTTCAGGATTAGGTGATGATGATCATTTACAATACGGTTTATTAGCAGGTCGTTCAGGTGGACAAAATTTTATTGGTGGGACAGGATCAGGAGATGATTTATTATTTAATTCTACTAGTAATGCGACTAAGGGTTTAATTGGTTTTGGCAATCTTACTGATGGTGTAATTTATGATGAAGTTAATAAAAGATTAGGTATAGGTTTAAGTGTTCCCCTTACTGCTTTACATATTGGTACAGCTATAGGATCTCTTAGTACTGGTCTTTCTTTCGGGTCGGGTGTCACTGGGATATATGAAGCTACACCAAATCAGTTAATTTTTGTGACAAATAACATAAAATCATGGAGAATTTTTGGTAATACGTTAGGAGCTATTGATGCGGATGGGCCTATATTTCAGGGATTAGCATCTTCATCAACTATACCTAGGATTATTATAAATAGATCTTTTACTTCAACAGGAATAGGGTCACGTAGTGATAACATAATGTCCTTAATTGCAGGAGGTATTAACATAATGGATATCACGGCGACTGGGGTTGTTGTTAATGACGATGGAGCTGATATTGATTTCAGAGTAGAAGCAGTAGGGCAAACACATGCTTTATACGTAGATGGTACTACTGGCAATGTTGGAATAAATACAGGTACTCCGAGCCAACAGTTAAGTATAGTAGGAGATGTCGCTATAAAGGC